TCCGAGGTCATCGACTCGTAGACGTCCTGGACGGTCGGGTCGTCGCCACCCGTCTCCGTTTCGGTCTCCGTCTCGGTCTCCGTTTCGGTCTCCGTCTCGGCAACAGGAGTGGCGTGCTCGAGTTCGAGACCGGTGTAGATGATCGCCTCGTCGGCAATCGTCACGATGTCTCCGTCGGCATGCGCAACTTCGATGTTGTCGATCAGGGCGCCGGGATTGGCACCCGCCAGGACCAGCGAGACCTCACGGATGATGCCGTGAGAAACCTGCTTGGCCTTTTCGACGAGTGAGTTGGCGAAGATCGACAGAGCCGAGATATCCTCGTGCTCCACCAGCGTCTTCGCGTTCTTGGCTTGGTTCGTCTCGTTGAAGTACCCGTAGCAATACGGGCCATCGGAACGGTGTTCCAGGATCACGTGTCCGAGAACGTTCTCCGGTGAGTTGTGACCGTGCTGCCAGACCAACGGCACCCGGTCCTCGTCCTGATGTGAGAACGCATTCGGGAGGATGGTTCGTCCGTCCGAGCAGCGAAGGCTGTACCTCGAGGCCCAGCCACTGAAGTCGGGCTTCTTGGCCACGATGGCTGAGTGCATCAAGCTGTTCTCCGGCGAAGAGTCACCGAAGTCCAGTCGGGACTTTGCTCCCATTTTGACTGTTCCTTTCGTCTTTTGGATCTTCGGCGCTTTTAGAGCGCAGCTAGCTTCTGTTTGGCGACTGCGATTTGCCCCTTCACTTTGGTGGCCTGAGCCTTCAGTTCAGAGAGCTGAGAGGTCTTTGAGCCCGACTTCGTTTTAGAGGAGCTTCCGCCGCCAGACTTATCGCTGGCTTCCTTCGCCTTGGACTTCTCTTTCTGTTGGTTCTTGGCGCGGTCCTTCTTGCTCTCTCGAGCTTTTTCGGCCTTTTCGGCGGTAGTATCCGGCTTTTCCCGCTCTTTAGCTGCACGTTCCTTCTTGGCCGCTCCCTTCCGATCTTCACTAGCCTCCTCATGCGACAATTCTCTGATCCTAGCTTCAAGCCGGTCTAGTTTCTTTGACAGAGATTGAATGGCATCAGATAGCGCTTTACGCTGCTTGGCTCGGGCTTCCTTATGGATCTGGTCCATCATCTTGCCCGTACGGGGATCTCGACCGGTAGCCCGCGTCCTTGACAACCCGCCCCTTGGGGTATCGGCTTGGCCCCGCTTTCGCCCCTTGAGCTTCTTGGTCCGCTCATAGTACTCGTGGGCTTTGACCGGATCGTAGGTACCGAGGGCACCCCCAAGAGCTATATGTTGCAACTGGTTGAGTTCCAACTCGGTGGGGGTTCGCATCACCCACCCGCCAATGCAGCATCGATCTCAGCTTCTGATTCGGCGAGACCTTCGATCAGGGCCGCCACTTCTGGATCACCTTCAGGAACATCTACGATCTCTTCAGCGGTGGAATCGATGACCACTCCGGTATCACTGGTGGGCATGTTGGAGTTGATCAGCGCATCAGCCTTGGCTTCAGGACGAGGCTTCATCCCGATGGCCTGTCGAATCTCGTTGGACGAAGTGATCTCGTTACGAGTGAACTTGTCGGCGATGTCGGCAATGCCACCCTCGCCACCGATGGGAACAAACTTAAACGGATCTCGGAAATACATGATCGACTGACCCTGCGTACGCGCGGTCTTGGTGAGGAAAGACCGGATCATGGCCTCTACGATAGAATCGAGAAGAGGTTCGATGGTGCGTGCGTAATAGTTCAGCATGACCTTTTCATCGGCCGTGCCGTTCATAACTTCAGCGGTAAGACCTAGCTCGCCGTAAAGCTGAGTCTTGAGCTCTTGAATCTGCGGGAGAAGACTATTGTCCACCGCGCGGTTAAGCTGAACAATCTTCTCAGTACCATCTGTATAGGCGATCCCGTACTGACTTCCCTTCAGCTGGAACTCGATGTCCTTGCGTCGTTGTTCGGCCTGTTGGCGACGTGCCTCTGACTTGATCACGTAAGGAAGCTGAATGATCATGTCAAGTTTGCCAGACGACGACTGCTCGTCCACGGTATCCAGAAGATTGAGTTTGCGAATAAGTCGCTGAAGGGTCGAATTCGGTTCGTTCATCACCGTATACAGCGGATTCTCGACGATCGCCACCATGTTCTTCGGAAGCGTGATCTCCTCGCGCTGGCCCCGAGCTTCGTTGTAGAGCGAGACCCGAACATGCTTCGGGAACCAAGACATGACTCGTCCCACCCGCATAGTCTTGATGTCGAAGCCACCTGATTCCTCTGGCGACAACGTGGTGTCCACCGGGACGATCACTGCTACGCCTTCGTCGAGAATGGTCATAGCGACATCCTGCCGGAAAGCCCGACCCGCCTGATCGACATTGGCTTCCAGAGTCAAACAGCTATCGAGACCGCTGTTGATGTCTTCCAAATAACGGTTATGCTCATCCATACGAACATGCCGCATGGGCACGGCCGCCACATCGATGCCAATTCGGGTGTAGATCGAGGAGATGATCGATCGCTCGCTCGAGAAGCGCGGACGAATGCGATCGGAGCGTCCACCGAAATATGAACCACCAAGAGCAGAGACCTCAAGCGGCCGGTTTCTTACGCTGTCGCTATCGGTGAACGCGTTCCAGGCATGTCTCAGACGGTCTCCGAGCTTTGCCATACATCACCTCCTTTCTCTTATCGTGGCCAGATCTGCCCGATGATTGGTTCTGTGTGCGAGCCTTCGGCGATGAAAGCAGCCAGCTTTGGGATTTGTACTCCAGGAGTTAGTCCTTGGCTAACGGGCCACGCATTGTTTGGAAGCTCCGGATCCATATCAATCGGCGTCATCGTCGCAATTTTGGTCGCAATAAAGAATACGCCAGTTCGTAGCGATGTGAATCCCTTATCGAAGGAAAGACCCAAATCAATAGGCTTCAAAATATCGAAATTGGCCATCAGGCCGCGACTCCCGTATTCCAAAGACGACCATCAGTCGACGCTCCTGGCAAGTACGAAACCCACAGAGTTCCGTCCATTACAAAGGCGTCACCCCAGACCGAGGTTGGGAGAAACTCTTGAGACACACGAAATCGTGACTTATGCTTCCCGACAAACCACCCAAAGATGGGGATGTTGGGTTGGTTGGAAACATAAATAACGATCCCAACCTCGCTCACCAAACGCTTGTTGTCGTTCAGCTTGTCGTTCTGCAACGGATAGCCGTAAGACAAGCCAACTGCCTGGCTATAAATCGCAAACGGAGATCCGCCACTGTAAACAGAAAGACCATGACCAGCATTCGCAGGAGCCACCAGATTGGCAGCTGCCGGGTTACGAATTATGCCACCGTCAGGTCCGGAGCCGCCCGAAGTTTGCTGAGTCATCACGATGGGAAGATCACTTTTCAGCGTGGCGAGAGGAATATAGGAAGCGACCTGAACGAACGTGTTTACTGGGCCGTTCCAAGCCATGGTGAACCCATCGTCAGCAACGATAAGCCACCATTTCGTCGTGGCACCGCCAGGATTCCACTGACGAGCAAAAGGTTGAGTAGCCGTAAGAACTACGGCAGTGGTGCCCAAGACAAAGGTAGATGGGCATCGCCCCAGAGAATCAAAGTTGAACGTCGAACCTGAGTAATATGGCGGATAATACTGACACGTCTTGGTAGTCGTGTTGTATTCTTCGCAAATAAAGTATTGCGTCGCGCCTGTAGAAACATTTCGACCGATTACCAGATAGAAATCTTGAGTCAGCCCAGACACCACGGCTAGATTTCTCATTACTACCCAGTTGACAGCACCTCCTCCGGGCGTAAACTCTTCAACGAGCTCCCATGCTGGATGAAGAATCAGATCGTCGCGAAGTCGATTCGCCAACAGTTGGGCAAGGGCCGAGGCTGAAGCTTCTGTGTTGTTTCCCGTACTGTAAAGCAGCATTCATTCCGTCCTGACGTAGGTGTAAGTCGTCACGACAGAGCCCGTGACCGAATCAAGATTGGTTATCGAAACGAAGAAAGTAGGATCATCCTTATCTACCGATGCTAAATCGACAGTAGGATTCATGATCCAAGTCAACGCGTCTACAAACGTGACTACTTCCAATAGCCGTCCCGAATTTGGCGGAGGCTTGGTACCGACTCCTCGAACCAGATCGGAGTCACGCTGAGCGAGCGTGGGATATAACCGGATTCGAGCCGGACGACTTGTGACCAGTTGAATAATCCGCCATCCAGGGAAGGCATTAATTAAACCAACTTCAGTACTTCCCGGATCAAGGAGAGGCGTAGTATGATCAAACGAGGCGCGCTCATCTCCGCCTTCGTCACTGACTAGGTCAACCCAACCCGTCGTAGTTTTCACCCGAACAACGACCATACATCACCTCCTTTGGAAATATCATTCCGTCCTGACGTAGGTATAAGTGGTTACGACCGGTCCCATAACGGTGTCAAGATTGGTTATCGAGACGTAGAAGGTAGAATCGGCTTTGTCTGCCGACGCCAAATCGACAGTAGGGTTCATAGCCCAAACCAATGCGCCTACATAGGTGACGACTTCCAATAGACGCCCCGAATTTGGCGCAGGCTTAGTCCCGATTCCACGAACTAGATCCGCATCCCGTTGAGCGAGCGTAGGATATAGCCGAATTCGAGCTGGACGATTGGTCTCAAGTTGAATAACTCGCCAACCGGGAAACCCAATCACCGCACCAACTTCGGTTTCACCCGGATCAACATCAGCTGATGTCGTATGATCGAAGTCGGCACGGACCCCCTGAGTCCCGATCATCAAGGGCTCGCCCTCCGCGTTGAAGAGCTGAAGCCTTTCCGGTAATTCGTTCGGGTTCAGCGGATCTCCCGTTTCCAGGAGCATCTGCCGAGTCTTTTGCGAGGTGACCCTCGGCATGAAACTCCTTTCTAGACAAACTGTCTTAGCAGTTCAGGACCACCTTCAACGATAGAGAAATCACTGAACTCGCCTGTTACTTTGTTGACCGAGAAAAACGGATCTAGGTCACCCTCAAGCGGATCGGGACCATTGATCTGAAAAATGAAGAGATTGCCATAGGTAGCCGACTTCACGAACTTGCTTCCAGGAGCCATATACTTCCATGCAATTTTTAGCGCTTCAGCTTCGGTCATTATTTGCCTCCACGATTAGTCGCCCAGCGCGTAAGGAAGTTGAGATCCAAATCTACGTTGTCCAAACGCCTGATTTCGGCGGCGGTGAAACCATCCCACTTGGACTCAACCAGAGTAGAGGCATCATATAGATTAGCTTTTTGGCTATCGAAAATATGCGGCACGCCATTTATGACTTCGTAAGCCATGCTGTGTCCAAAGCTGGGAAACTTGAACAACACTTCACCACGCGAACCATTTGGTTGCTTGGCAAGTTCGGCGAGAACTTTCCTAGAAGAGGATTGAGAGCCAATGATGGACTCGGCACCTCTACCTTCTTTTATAGCTCGCAAAGCATCTCGTCCGATTTGTTCAGGCGATTTCGACAATCCGTCCACAAGAATCTTCGCTGGACTGGTTCTCCTGTCTCCCTGAGCGACACTGCTGAAACCGGTCTCCACCACAGACCGCGACACGGACTGACTACGGAAAATATCTCTTCCTTCCGTAGTCAATGCATTGATCACACCAGATTCGCTCTGACCCCACCCCATAGAAGAGGTAGTCGCGTGGACATCGAAACCTCGACGACGAAGTTCGTGCGCATAAGTAGCGCGACGACAATTCATCTGACCGCCCGGCGTTCGGTATCCAGGATTTACCGGTCTCGAAACCTTAGCCAGAATATCTTTTGCACTCATAGACTGGCTAAGCTCCTTATTCATCTTGAACGGTACCTTTTGCCCCCGAACACGTGCTCCAGCAAGAAGCTTGTACGAGTTGAGCGCACCAGATTGCTGTCCTCTATATATAGCTACACCGCCAACAATTGCCGTTACCGCCACAGCGCCGACAATAACCTTCTTTTGCGTAGACGTCAACTTACCTTTTTGGACAGCTTCCGCATCTCGCAAAGCTCGTTGTTGCTCTTTGTCGAGCTGCTTTATAGCCAGTTTATTGGCACGCCTGTCATAAAGTTTGGCCACATTTCGAGTACCTTGGAGTGCCTCGTTCACAACCTTTAGCTCAGAAATTGTGGTACCCGCGACATCGGCGCGTTTTAGAAACTTGTCTACTTTAAGCTGTTTCTTCTCAGATAACTTAGGAACCGCCGTTTTTGGAGCCGGAGCTATTCGCCCACTAGAATCACGACCAACTGGTTTGTCTTCGTTACGAACCCCCCACTTCATACCCTTCTTGCCGTAATGGACGAGAGCCTCATCCGGAGAGGCAAACGTCTGGGCTTCGCCCAAAATCATTCGAATGCCTCCTGGTTGGCTTTGAACGCGATGTAGGCGTCCATCATGGCCGCCACGTTGTCGATCTTCTCCTCTTGGCGCTTCTTCAACAACTTTCGGTTACCGTTGGTATCCTCCAGGGTAATGGCGTTGCCCATGGCAAACGACATCAAGACCTGGTCGAATATGAGATGACGATCCTCGGACAGCTTCTTGAGCTCGCCGAGAGGCACCGACTCGGTCTTAGCCCCCTGAATCACCTTTTCAATTCCGAAGGGACCGTTCTCGGCCTCCCACCGCTTGACAAATTCCTTAGCGTTGTAGGGATCATAGCCAAAGCACCGAACGTCGTACTCAGCGGCAAGAACAAAAGCGTCGAGATCGTCGTAGATCTGTTCCCAATCCAGCACGGTTCCATCCATAACATGAAGGCTTCCCTCCTGGATGAACTCCTCATACTTCTGGCGCATGGCCGACTGCAACAGCATGAGCGTGCGCTCGGTGATGTAGCTTCGTGTCTTCACTCCATAGCGATCCCCACCCAATGGAAAGAGAAAAGTGAAAGCCCAGAAGTCGTCTCCCTGTGAAGCGTCCATCCCCAACGCGCAAGGCAGTTGCCAAAACTCGCGTACGCGATGGGGAAGCGTCTCCTCGTAGGTGAAGAAGTAGGTATAGCCCTCCATAGGGATGCCAAACCGCTTGGCGAGAATATCGTTGCGCGCTGCCGGAGCTTTCTCGGCGCGTTCGACGTCCAACTGATATGTCTCGTACGTCACAGTTTGGCCAAGATTGGGATTCGCCTTCAGCCACATCGCTGGATCGGCTACTTCTTCTAATTCGTCCAGCTTGTAGTGCCAAATCGAAACGTGAGGGGCGGTGTATTCACCCTTGAGGATGTCCGCAAGTTCCATTTTGATTGTATCACCGGAACCGTTGCGAACTGTGCCTTCAGAAGAGATAGCGATGATGAGATAGTCGTCCAGTTTGGAGGAGCCCTGTTCAACAGCACCGATGACATCTTCTCGAAGGTCACCGGACAGCCACTCATCGATAGTGGCAATCTTAGTCCGAAGACCTTGAAGCTTGTTGATAGTCATGGGACGAATCTCGAGCAGAGATCCGGTGAGGAAGTTCTCGATGCCCTTCTTGGTAGTAGCCAGCTTCTGCCGCAGCATCCGATTACCGGTAGTATTCTGCAGCGAACCCTCGGTAAGAAACTTGAACAGCGGACCTCGAGCTCGAGTGATGGCGGTGCGGAAGGGGGAGAGGACTTCTTCCGCCTGCTTCATGGTCGGGGCGGCGGTGATCTGATGGGTGGTTGCCGTATCGACGGTGAGGAAGTAAGCATGGACTAGGGCGGCAAACATCGACTTGGCTGCCCCTCGGGCCACAATGAGGTAGAACTTCTTGATCAGCCGGATCTTGAGCGTCCGGGTCTCGTAATGGCCACCGTGGTTACCGTCGGAGGGGACGTAGACCGACCGGTCCATGAAGTAGTACCAGCCGAAGATCTGCTCGGCCCAGAGCTTGAAAGTGAACAAGAGGTGGAGGTCGCTACCTTCGGTCAGGGTCATCTCACCCTCACAGAAACGTAGAAAGCCCTCCACCGCCTGATCATCGTAGTAGATGTTGGGGTTTGCGATGAGAGAATCGATCCGGTTCATCTCCATCGAGATCTCTCGATTGACCGGAATCTCTCCCCGCATCACCGCATTGCGGAACTGCCCGTAGTACACCGGGACTGCCGTGTTGGACAGCGCCACTTACCCCTCCTTTCATCTACGGGGGTGGTCCTCGTCGACCACGCCAACTGGAATAGCCATAGGGAACCACTGGTACGAACAGCATGATGATTCCAGCGATTACCACTAGAAGCCCTATCAGAGGCGAGAGCCACAACCAGATGATGATTCCCAGTAGGATTACTATTAGACCCAAACAAACACCTCCTTTTAGGTGACCAAGGTTGGGCGACTCAACGTTGTCCACTCTTCGTATCTCTGGGTCACACCCTGGAATTCGATCTGAGCTTCCTCAAACTCTTCTCGATGGATATGACCCCAGACACTACTGAGTTTGAGACCCGTTCTGGTATTGAACGAGTCTACCGCCTCGATGAGGAGAAACCACTTCACCGGAGGACTTTGCTTCTGGTCTTCGATGGTCGTGCGTGGCATAGGATCGCCTTCTGGTTGCCACTTGCAGAGCACTTACCGGTTCTTGATTTGTCTGGCCAGTCGTTCCGTCTGCAGACCTGTGCCGACTGCCTCGTTGACTTCCTTGTTAAAGCCGGTGAGACCCTTGACGAACTTCCGTCCGCGGCCCGTTGTGGTCGTACTTCCCACAAGCTGCTTGACGTTGCGTTCCAGATTCAGGCGATTCTGGAGATCTTGCAACTCCTTGTTGGACAAGGCTGAGGTTCCGCTCTTTTGCATCTTGGCCTTGGCCTGAGCCACTTTGACGGCATCGTCATGCGCGGGATGGTTCTCACCACCCGCAACCTTGATCTTGGTCTTGCGTCTGGTTCCGCGAGGAACGACTGAGGTAGCCGAAGGGCTTACTGCCATCGGCGGGGGCTTCCGGTGACCCCAGCGCATACCCTTGACCCCGTAATGCTCGAGGACAAAGGCAGCTCCGACATCAGCAATAGACTGAGCCAAAGATTCCGGAGGCTCTTCATCGAGCTGAGCGTAATATCGCTTTAACGCGGCTCCGGCCTTCTTCTTCTGATCGTCAGAGACGCCCTTGAGCCCGCCACGCGCTCCAGCCAGAGCGGCCGCAGCGGCATGAACTCCATTCCGATTCAGAGCGCCATCAGGGGTCTTGACCGGTAGCTTGCATTCGCTCTTGGACGTCGGCTCACCTTCGTGGGTATGGATCAGACATGCAGCATGCCATTGCTCGGGCGTGTAGTCGGCCTTGGTAAACTTGCTCCAAGGCTCCTCTGAAAGATGAGCGAGAAACTCAGAGCCCAAATCGGCGGTCTGAGCCATAGACTCCTCGACCGGAACCTTCTTGAGGTCGGTAATATAGCCCTCACTATCTTCAATGACTTCAAGCCGCGTGAAGGTATCGGCAGCAGCATGCTTGACCTTGCGGGAACTAACGTCCCAGTAGTGCTTCGACTTGGGAAGCGCGCCTCCGGCCTCGGGAAGCTCCCAGCCGCGCTCTCGAATCGTGTACTGACGATCGCCTGAGAAGTTCTTTATCGAGTTGGCTGAAGTCTCCAGCCGCTTGATATAAGTCTCCCTGGCATCCTTCCGATAAGCCCTTGCCTCCGGCGCGAAAGGCTTCTTCGCCCGATTACGAAGCTTGCCGTAATCGCCGTGTCGAGCCTTGACTGCGGGTAGATCAGTTCTGCGAAATGCGGGATTGGCTTTGGTAATCACCATCTCTCGAGCTCGGCCAGTTTCGACCTGGTTCTCAAAATCGACATCTCCCGCAAAACGGGCCACCCCCGCAGCCGCTCTGCCCACTGCGCCACCTGCGCTCGTAGCTGCTCTGCCCACGCTGGCAATATTTTCCTTGCGCACGCCCCACTTCATACCCTTGACTCCGAAGTGCGAAAGGAACTCAGCGCCGAGATCGGCAGTTTGAGCCATTGCATCCTCTTTGTCTGCAAGTTCGAAACCAAGAATATGGCCATTCGCATCGCGAATGAGCTTGAACTCGATGTCGACGCTTATCGCGTCATCATCTTCAGCATGCTTGGCTTGCTTCTTCTCCGCAAGTGTGTCACGGAACTTCAACGTACCCGTCGACGCATCGTTGATCTCGAACTCGTACCGACCGGATGGGCTAGCTGACCCGTAGACCTTAACCGCCGCCTTGGCGTAAGCAGGATTGAGAAGTTCCTTCGTTACTGCGTCGTCATACTCCTTCTGCTTGGTCGGATTCGACGCAAGATTAATATCCGATCCATCGTCCTTCTTCCACCGTTTGTCACCGTTGAAAGCAGCGACTTTGGAGTTGATCTCATCCGCGGCCGTGTTGTGAACCTCCACGCCCTTCTTGGACTTCTCGATCGCCTTCTTGTACTTCTTATCTCCTCGGACCAGCTTGTTCTGCGCCCGAGCGGCTTTGACTTCTGCCCGAACTCGTGGTGACAAGAACGCAACCGGGGTTAGCGGAGGCATGAGCAATGCGGGAACCAGAATAGCTGCCGTAGCTTGTGAACTGAGTCCTGCGCGACCAGTCTTCTCGCTGATCCGAATATGTCCGCCGTTTCCTACTTCCTGCTTGCGAACACCCCACTTCATGCCCTTCTTGCCGTAGTGAGCGAGTTCGCTCATGGCGACATCCATAGGGATGTCCATCTCGTCGAACTCCTCCCAGTAGTCTTTGAGCAGAAACTCAGGACCTTCGAAGTCGCCGGTCCATACCGCGATCTTGTTGAACTCTACGCTGTAAAGTCCTCCTCCGAACTGCTCATCAGGGATCGGCTTGGCCGGGGTCGCCGGATAACCCAAAGTCAGATGCGGAATCCAAGGTTGCCCAGGATCTCCTACGGCTTCGGGCGTTTCGAACTGCTTGGTGGAATCGTAAGCGGTCTTGACATTGGGATCCTTCAGCAGAAGGCTGCGAAAATCCCGAACCGCTTTGAAATCGTAGCGGTTCTTCTTGAAGAAGAGTACATCGGCTTGATCATCACCCAGCTCACCGCGACGATCCACCGGCAAATAAAATCGCTTCAAGGAGGTGCTTGCTGCATGCTCTACAAAGAGCATGATCTGATCGAGATTGGCGACGTTGCCTTCCTCACCTAGAAATAGGATGGTGAGATGCGGAACCTTCTCACTGGAGATCTTCCAGACTCTATCGTTCTCGTCAGGAATGGCCACGATGACCACATTACCCATTTGGAAACGTCGCCTCCTTTCTTGTTTTACGGATTGATCAAACTGGCTCTTGCACGATCCACAGCGCCCCCAGACTAGCTGACACTGGCTCTTCAAGTTGTTCGTAAACTTCGACACCACCATCTTCACCAGGAACACCAGCTGGTCCTTCTGGACCAATATCGCCGGTATCGCCCTTAGGCCCAGCTGGACCAATTGGACCTTGCGCACCGGGATCACCCTTAGGTCCGACTGGACCGACGGAACCGGTTCCGCCTTGGCCTTCTCCCGCTGGTCCTCGCGCGCCCACGTACACCTTGTGATGATCGATCTTCGTAGCGGCCGAGGGAAGATTGAAGAATATGCCTGCGGCTTGATCGCCACCCATGGCGCCAAACTGCGGATGTGAACTTGGAACCGATCCTGGTTCCGAGCTAGAAGCGATAGGAGTCGGAGGGGCCGAAGCATCAGGGTCCGAGGAATATAGAGCAACATGCACGAACCCGTCGGTGGTAAGCCATGCTCTCATCCAGCGAGTTGAACCTACTGGGGTCGCCGCAACATTGATTCGACCTACCAAAGTCGGAGTCGCTCCGGCTATCCTTCTATACACAGCAAGCCGGTTAGTAGACAACTCGTGCTTGGTAAAGACGTAGTTACCGTCGTTCATGTAGCGAAGAGCCACGCCCAGGCCAGAATTTGCGGTTACTCCGGCGCCAACCGTGTACTTGATCTCATGCATGGCTTCCGCGTAGGGAAACTTGGGAAGCGTAGAGATAACTGTGTCTACATTGAACGGAGAGACCGGTGAGAACAGTCCTCCAGAAACAGCTCCACGCGAAGGCTGCGCGTAATTCGCCAAACCCACGTCGAAGGTCTCCAAAAATAAGACCGCACCAGGTGACGGCGGACCCATGGGACCAACAGGACCCGGAGAGCCATCTATACCTTTCGGACCGATTGGACCTTCCGGACCGTTGGGGCCTTCTGGACCTTCGGAGCCCGGTATTCCTTGGATCCCTTGTAAGCCTTGTGGTCCTTCGACGCCTTGGGGCCCTTCGGGACCTTCGGGGCCGGGAACACCTCGCGGACCTTCAGGTCCGGCAGGACCTATCGGGCCTTCAACACCTCTTGGACCCTGAGGACCTAACTGACCCTCGATAGCCAGATCGTCCCAATAGATCTTTGTAACGTCTGTTTCCGGATCTACTCCTGTGCTTGCCTGAACCGCGATAAACGATGAGCCGTTTCGGTCAACCGCATCACGGATTACGTAAGCTGTAGCCGGTGACCAGGCGCGACGCCAAACAAAGGAGGTTCCCGCGGATCCCTGAGGACCTTGCTCACCTGGCGGTCCTTCATTACCTGGTGCTCCTGGGTCTCCTTCATCACCTTCTGGGCCTATTGGACCTTGTGCCCCTGGATCGCCTTTAAAGCCTTGGACACCTTGGGCTCCGGTGTCACCTTTGAGGCCTCTTGGCCCCACTGGACCCATCGGCCCCATAGGACCTGGATCACCCTTTGGCCCTTGGAGTCCGGTTCCATTAGAACCTCCGACTCCGGTTCCCTCGACGAAGTACTCGAGTTCTCGCCAATGAGTGCGTCCGTCTCCTATTTTGAGCTTTTCGGTGTCAGTCTCGAAACCAGGTTCACCGGGGCGAAGAACCGGATTCTCATCTGTCCAGAAAGCGGCTTTGCCTCTACGAAACTGGATTCGAGAGTTTCCCACGTTGCCTCCTTTCTAGGGAGTCAGGTTGACAAGCTCAGCAGAGACGAGAGAAAGCGTCCAAGCCGACTGAACACCAGCATTGACTGAAGCGCCGATCTTCAGATTGGCCAAAGTGGAATCGAAACCACCGCCAGTGTTGATAGCTACGGAGTTGTTGGAGGTCGACAAGCCGGTAGCCGCTAGTCGATGGCCAATGACACCCAGGGCTTGAAGCACGGCGGCAGTACCAGCCCCCACAGTGCGAAAGTCGGCTTCGATTTCAAACACACCTTCGTCGATCACGGCGGTCTGAGGAGCGAAGGTCAACGCTGCCCGAGCTGCGTCCCCGACCGCCCCGGCTGTACCCACTCGGATAGACAACACCGGAGCTGCCGTACCGTTGGCCGTCTTGACCACGTTGAACTTGAGCCGGTACTTGGTTCCGGCCTTGGCCTTACCCTGGGGGATGTCGACGTTGGATCCGGCGATGTAGACATCGGTATTGCCGCCGATAGCTTGATTAGCCACCGAAGCGTTGTGCCTGTCTACCGTTCGGTTGGTAAGGGCCTTGATGTCCGCCCCGATAGCTGTGATCAGAGCTGCGAGGCGGGTCTCCAGGCTCACGCCTTCGCGGTGGCGTAGAGGGCAACCAGATCGGCTTCGGGATTGCCGATGTCGACTGTCCCTACCGCAGCGATGTTGGTCCTGGCGTTGGACTGCTGAGTACCGGTCAGACCTTGCGCTGCCGTATCGACCCGGACACGATTGCCAAGCGCGGTAGTCGTGGTGGCCGCGAAGTTGGCATCATCGGCCAAAGCCTGAGCGAGCTCATCCAGCGTATCGAGAGCCGCCGGAACCCCGGCGCCGAGGATCTCGGCCTTGAGCGCGGTTCGTTCCTGACGAACGCCTGCTGCGGTAACCGCACGAGCAGCGTCAGTACCGTCGGATACCTCGGAGAGAGTCGCCAACTCGACGATGCCCTTGACCGTTTCGCTGGCATCGGCAGGCGCGCCACCCGAAGGCTTGGCGTTGACCTCGTTGACCGCAGCGACAACGCTGGTCTTGTCGGAAGTTGTCAGTCCGGTAAGATTCCCGGAAGCGGACCCTGTAAGAAAGGTCCTGAGCTGCTTGATGTCAGTGCCGATCGCAGTGATCAAGTCACTGATACGAGTCTGGAGTGACAAGATCACACCTTCGCATTCTCGTAGAGGAGGGTCAAGGACGGTCCGTCATCGTAGACGGGATGAGGTACTTCGTCATAGATGTGATCGATCAACTCGGTAGACCTCAAATACCCTAGGTTATTCCAAGTCGATTCTCCATCACCGATCTTGATCCGAGAAGTATCCAGTTCGAATCCAGGTTCACCTTCAGCCAAAACCGGATTCACTGATTCCCAGTTATTAGCTGTGTCGCGACGAAGCTTGAGTCGTCCGAATGGAGTAGATGGAATTGTCGTCATGCCGGACCGCCGTCGAAATCTGTAGATGGTGGAATTACTTCAGAGGGATCGCCACCATCGACGACCAAAACCGCTGGCGGATCAGGATCGACCCACTCGGTTTCCTCACGACTGACGTTGAGACGCCACTCCTGTTCGCGGAGTTGCTCCTTGAGCGAATCTAGAAGAAAGGCCGAGGTAGGCGGATCGAAGAGGAGACGAGTACGCAACCACACCGCGGTTTTGACCTTGTACAACTCGACCAGATCTTCCTCGCCGGGAAGGTATTCACTCCACTCTACGAGATCGTCCTCAATGATGAATCCGGCCTGAGGCCCCACGCCCAGATCATGAAGAACGGAGAACGCCGAGTTGATGTGGGTGATGATGTCGAGATCGAAAGAATCGTCATCAAGCCCAATGTTCAAAATCTTCTTGGTACTCTTCAGGATGCTCTGTTCCATTCTCCACCCCCTTTCATGATCTGAGTTGAACTACTCCTTGTCGCTGCTCGTCTCCTCGACGACTTCGGTGGTCTCGGTGGTCCGAGTGACTGTGGTGTCCTCGTCACGACGCTCCTGCTCCGTCGGCATCGGTTGATCCGGCTGCGGGGTCTGGAGACCCGAGTCGTGCCTTGGCTCCTGCTGTGAATCCTTCTTCTCTTCCTGCATGAATATGTCTCCTTGTTGAACGCAAGCCTATCCCGGTCTTTCGGCTTGCGGGCTGTGGCACAGGTGCTACTGGAGGGCGACACCTGACTACGACGGGACCACGTGTGTTGATCAGCGACTGGCGTCGCCTACGCGCTCGTTGTGCTCGTCGAGCTGATTCTGGAGCTCGCCTTCGTGGACGTCTCCGCCTCCGGTACGCTCGTTGTGGAATCGCACCGTTTCCTCTCGCTCCTTGAGCACATCAGCTACCGTGGGCTGCTCGGTCTCCTCGCCGGGCTCCTTGACCTGTTCGGAAGCCTCGGGCTTCTCCTCCTCGGATGACTGAGCCTGTGCCTCCGGCTGATCGTCCGACTTCTCCTCCTCGGAGGACTGAGCCTGCTCGGCCGGTTCGGGCTGATCGTCTGACTGCTGAACCTGAGACTCCGGTTCGGGCTGATCCTTCTGCTCGTCCGGCCCGGACTCGTCCGAGGCCTTCTGAGACGACCGCCTCTTCTTCGACTGTGGCAATTGGTTCACCTCCTTGGTTGTCTGAGTCGTTACGGCAGGGCGTGGCCCCATAGGGACCTCGCTCACGCCTCGCTGTCTTCCTCGTCGTCTCCCGACAGGTCGTTCGGCTCCTCCTCGGCGTCGTCCTCCTCCGGGAGGTTGGGATCCTCGACCGGCGGCGCGGGCTGGTCAGGGTTTACCGGCTGTGCTGAGCTCGGCGATTCGACCTTCTGCGGGTCGTCGCCGGGCTGCGGAGCTCCTCCCGGACTGGGGGTTGTCTCGCTCATGCTTTCTCCCTTGTCGATGAGAACCTCGATGTTGCGGATCCCCACCCTAAATAAGAGCGATGGGGAAGCGGTTCAGGCCTTCGCCATAGCCGCCATTCACGTTGCCGTAACATGCCCGGCGATGTGAAATATGGGTACCGCGACGGAACGCACGACCACGCACGCTGACCCGGTAACGAACTCGTGCCGTGTAGACACCACGGGGAAGCCCGGACAGATTGATGCGAACCGTGTACATCACGCGCCCGTTACGCGTGCGCCCGCGTGTGACCGGAGTCGGGCTGCCCTCGAAGAAGGCACGCAGTCCCCGAACCCGATGGGTACGCACGACGATGACACGCCAGACTGCCGTACGACCGCTGATGCAGGTAAATACGCCAGGCAGATCCACACCAGGACCAGCCGGACCCTGCGGACCTTGCGGACCAGGCAGGCCTACGCCAGGAAGACCACCGGGACCTTGAGGACCTGCTGGGCCCTGCGGACCGGCGACGCCGTTGCAGACGTAGAAGACCTGCGGAGCCGTACCTTCGTCATCGTTATCGGGCACTTCGACCCGAATACCCCCGGCCGGGCAGTTTGCGCCTGCCGGTTCCACAGTGACGGTCGGTGACTCACCCGGCTCACCAGGCTCCCCCTGAGGACCGGGAACTCCGTTGCAGATATAGAATGTCGTGTCGGCCGGATCACCCATCTTGGGAGGCACGGTGTCGATCTCACCTCGGATGATCGTAACCTTCACTCCCCCCGCCGGACAGTTGGCCCCAGCAGGCTCTGTCACGACGTTAATACGATCGCCAGGAGTTCCGGGAGTTCCGGGAGGTCCTGGAGGACCCTGAGGCCCGGCCGGACCGGCGACGCCGTTGCAGACGTAGAAGACCTTGTCGTCGGGGTCATTGTGCTTGCGATCCGGCTTGCGGTCGTCTTGCCCCTTGATGACGATGATCTTCAGTCCCCCCGAGGGACAGTTGGGGCCAGCGGGTTCGACTACCACGTCGATGTTGTCCCCACACAGGTCGGTCGGGTTGCCGTTGGCGCACGGCGTCTGCTGTGCTGGTGCTACTTCCGGCAACGCCATTACCGCCACCATGGCCATCATGGCCAGTAGAATCCTTCTCACTTCAACTCCTTTTATCGTTGATCAGAGCTTGTCGCCTCGAGCGACCTTCGCGCTACGTTCCTCGGCCCGTTCCTTGGCGGATTTGCGCCGCCGCTTGGCCTGGGAATATGCCCGGTCAATCGCCTGGTTCGTCTTCGGACCGACGACGCCGTCTGCTTTGAGTCTGTGATCTTTTTGGAACTTCGCAACTGAGCGTGCGAGTTCCTCGTGATACAGATCGTTCCATCCATCTTCAGGCTTCTGCTTCCCCGCACGGTAATACGGCTTCTTGGTGTCCGGATCCTTGAGGAAATGAAGCTGATGCTTGAAGAAGCTGACTCGTTTCTCCGTCTCTCCTAGTTTGGTAACCTCCCTGTCTCGCTTGCGAAGAATCTTCTTGGCCGCCTCTGTCAGCGGGCCAGCGGAAGTCGGTTGGAAGTGCCAGCTCTCACCCGGAACATTGAAAACGACGTCGATGCCCAGAGATTCGTAGAAATTCGCCAAACGACGAGCTGCCCCGTTGAAGGAGTTGGCATCAATCGCATGGTGGGGACGACCCGCCCAGATATGAGGCGCGTTGGGATTGGGGAACGCAGCCAAAGGCGGTTGGTTTCTCCAAAAGTGCCACTGCTCTCCCATCGTGCGACGGCCTTCGTTGAGGTCGTCGGGGTCGATGATCCCGAGGCGAATAGCTTCTGTGCAAATAACGTAGTGATACCAGGCCAGCCGCGTATCGAGAATGAATCTTGCCATCTACTCACTCTCCTTTCGAACTCGTTCGAATCTCGTGGTCTGACCCTTTCCGATCTGCTCAATCCGGCGGAGCCAGTTGTAACCCGATACCGTATTACCGATACGTATCTCGAGTTCCTCCCGTCGCTTCCTTTGTGCTTCCGCTTTTCGATCAGCCTCCTTTCTATCCATGGATAGCCGCGCAGGACTCGCACATGGCAACCCGAATTGGGGTGTCCGTACCTTTGAGCAGCGGCACATTGCGTTGCGCCGCTCCAGTACAGATTCCAACTTTGCCCGGATGGATGATCGGACACAAACAGTGACAGCCGATAGTCCCCTTGGCCCGAAGACCGTCCTCAATATCTTTCAGGCGGCGACGCTTGGGCTTCTCTTCGCTCACCATAGCTTGGTATCTCCCGGTCTTCGTTCAACAAGCGGTTTGGGAATAAGACTAAAGTCCCCGTAGTGAATAGCGTTGTGAGTTCGATGCGTAGTAGTGATCAAGTACTCCGGATCGAGAACCCACTCCTCTCCGCGTTCAAGATCTTCGGCCGTCATGGGATTCATGTGATGAACCAGCAATCGACTGTGAATAAGATAGCCTGGAACGCCAAGATCACAGGCGCCGTCTCGAACCACGACTTGATCACGAACCTGCTTCCACTCACGAGAACGATAGAAGCTCTGATTGATCCACCGATCGAAACCGAAGGTAGCTGCGCCGACTTCGCCACCTAGAGAAAGGTACTCAAAGCGTTCCTCGAAAGTCGGTAACCTCCGAAGCTCTCGATACCTTCTCACTCTCATGGAATCAACTTCACGATCTCGCCAACCGCGTCGCCAACATGAGCCACGGCGGAGATGATGGTCAGCGCGGCAATGACCTTGGCCAGCGTCCAATGCCAACGCTCAATGCACACCTTCTCCGTGGCTTTGTCAACGGCTTTGTCAGTAGCTCCTTGTTCTTCTTCCACTACTCTTCACCTTCGAATTCCAGATCAGGCGGAGGACCAAACCCAGAATACGAACGCATAGCTTCCAGAGCAGAAACATAGAGCTCCTCCACTCGCTTCTGACCTTCGAGCTGTTGCTTCTTGACTTCCATCAGCTCGATCTCGTGTTCCATGCGCTGATGCTCGAGACGCTCACGCATGGATCCAGCCTTGAGGAAATGGGTGATGACCTGCGACGACGCGGTTCCGTTGTTGATCTGCTCCTCGGCCAGATCGTAAGCCGCCGAGGAAAGTTCGAGCTCACGAGCCTCAGGAGTGCGCGCCGATGAATGACGTCGGTGGCCATTCCTCGATGCTGTTCTTTCTCGGGCCATGTTCACACTCCTTTCTCTTTCTCGAACTTGACCGAATCTAACTTGTCACGCCTCGGGTCCTGGACCAACCTCCGGCCCCAGAATCGCACTTGGCGATGGACCCGTGATCTCTCGAGCGATGGCAGCGTTCGCCCAGTACATTGCCTCCTCGAGCTTGGTGATGGCCGTCGATTGCTCTCGTGACGATGCTCCCGTCACTTCGACGAGCTCTTCCGCCGCACCGAGACACACCGCCCGCACCTGTTCGTGCTTCTTTTGCTTCTCCTTCGTGTCGGCGGGATGAAAGTTGAAGCGTCGGGCCAGCTCGTCGTTGGTAATATGCACTCATGACCTCCAATTGAAAAGTTGTGAGCAGTTGAAGCAGGCTTGTCTCCGATTGACGAAGGGTTTCTAAGCCTTTCCAGGGGGTACCTTTCACTTTGTTCCTGGAAAAAGTCCCCCCGGGGCTATTTTTAAG